CGCTTTGGAAAAGGCGCACTTGCTAGAGAGGCGTTCGATGATGTGTTGGACGGTATCCGCGCTAATATCAGCGTTGGTTATTCGATCAGCAAGATGCAGAAAGACTCTAGGGACGGCGAAACGTATATTGCTAAGTCCTGGAGACCAATGGAAGCAAGTTTGGTGTCTATACCAGCCGATGTGACAGTTGGCGTTGGACGGTCGAGCGAGCAGCCAAAAAAACCCGAAATCGTAACTTATGTGGAGGACAGTAAAATGTCTGAAGTAGATATCGCGGCTGTAGAGGCTCAAGCCCGTCAATCAGCCAGTAAGAATGCAGCTCAAATCCTTGAGCTTGGTCAGCGTCACGGTCAGAGCGAGCTTGCTCACAAGGCTATTGCTGAAGGTACATCAATCGAAGAGTTCCGTGGTTCGGTTCTTGAGAAAATCGGTAGCCAACGCGCTCTCGAAGCTCAAGAGATCGGATTGACTAAAGAGCAGACTAAGCGCTTCTCATTAGTTAAGGCTATCCACGCTCTTGCAAACCCAACTGATCGTCGCGCACAAGAAGCTGCTGCGTTTGAGTTTGAGGCTTCACGCGCTGCTGCTGAGCAGTACGGTCGTTCAGCTCAAGGCATTATGCTCCCTGCGGAAGTAATGAAGAACTGGAAGCGTGACCTGAACTCTGCTGACGAGTCAGAGCTGTTCACTGATGACTTCCGTGGCGGTGACTTCATCGACGTACTGCGTAACGCTTCAAGCGTCATGCAAGCTGGCGCAACAATGCTGACTGGTCTTTCTGGCGACGTTAAAATCCCTAAGAAGACTGCTGCTGCAACTGCTGCTTGGATTGCTTCTGAAGGCGGCGCTGCTGCTGAGAGCGAAATGACAGTCGGTCAGGTTTCAATGACTCCTAAGACTCTGGGCGCGTTCACTGACGTTACTCGTCAGCTACTCATCCAAAGCTCACTGGACGTTGAGGCTCTTATCCGTAACGACCTTACTTCTGCAATCGCCCTTACTATTGATAAGGCTGGTCTGGAAGGAGCAGGTACAAGCGGAGCGCCTACTGGCATCCTTAGCACTTCTGGTGTCAACACTGTCACTGCATTTGCTAACGCGAACCCAACTTTTGCTGAAGTCGTCTCTCTTGAGACTGCTATTGCAGAAGACAACGCTCTTATGGGTAACCTTGCTTACATCCTCCCTGCGAGTATGTACGGCGCGTTGAAGACAACTGAGAAAGCCACTGGCACAGCTCAGTTCGTTGCAGACGGCACTACTATGAACGGATACCGCGCAATCGTTTCTAACCAAGCGACTGCTGGTAATCTGTACTTCGGTAACTTCTCTGACCTGTTGATCGGTATGTTCGGTGGCCTCGATATCGTGGTTGATCCTTACACAGCCTCTACAACTGGTACTATCCGAGTAGTTGCTCTGCAATCAGTAGACGTAGCAGTACGTCACGCTGTGAGCTTCGCCTTCGGTAACGACGGCGCGTAAGTAAGACTCTGAACTGGGGCGGGTTTAGGCTCGCCCCTTTTCTTAAGGAATATTTATGAAATATGAAGTGATTAAAGGCTGTGTCATCGACCGAGTAGCTCGGAAGAAAGGTGACATCGTAGAAGTAGTAGAAGGCGTAAATGCTCTGCTAGGCATGGGTCGTATTATCCCAGCTAGTGAGCCAGTGATTCCGGCTAATCGTTCAGTAGGTCTTGAGACCTCAGACGAAGCGCCAAAACGCAGAGGAAGAACTGCTAAGTGACTGTAGAGACCGCAGCAGATAGAGCTTTAATGCTTGCTGACTTTGGCGTAGATGCAATCTTTGACACGCCAGATACCTCGCATAAGACCATTAAAGGCGTATTCGATAACGACTACGAAGCGGTCAATGCTGGCGGTACTATGGACTTTGCGATTACCAGACCACGGTTTTACTGCCGTTCGTCTGATGTATTAGATGTAGAAGAAGGTGATGACCTAGAGATTGAGAAAGTCTCTTACAAGATTCGCGTGGTAATGCCTGACGGCACTGGTATGACTGAGCTTATGCTGGAGAAACAATGAGCCACGTTCGCAAGTTGATTCGTGATGATGTGGTAACGACCTTAACTGGTCTGGCTACTACTGGAACGAATATCTACAGGTCTCGCGTATATCCACTGGCTGCGAATAAACTGCCAGGAATAACCATATACACTAAGTCAGATGCTAGTGAATATGCGACAAATGTAAGACCTAGAACCATACTTCGCACTCTCACAGTAGTAGTGGAAGCGTATGTTCAGGCATTGTCGGACTATGACTCTCAGCTTGATACGATAGCAGTTGAGATTGAAGAAGCATTAGCCGCAGACGTTACTCGCGGTGGGTATGCTAAGGACACTCGAATAGTCGCTTTTGATGCAGAATACAGCGGAGACGGCGACCTCCCTGTGGCCTCGGCTGTCTTTACTATCGAGGTGTTGTATTCAACGCTTGAAAATGATGCGGAGACCGCAAAATGAAGCGATTAACAGTATATAATGGTGATGATAAAATCACTATTTGGGAAGATCAGCGCGATATAATGGCAGTCCGTGGCTGGCATGAAGAAACCCCAGCGGTTGAAGTTGTAGAAGTAATTGAAGAATTTATTAATGAGGATGAAGTCTAATGGCTACGCATACTGGTAACGAAGGTACAATCAAGGTCGGCGCTAATGCAGTAGCCGAGGTTCGCTCATACAGCATTGAAGAGTCTGGAGACACGGTAGAAGATACCGTAATGGGTGATACTTATCGCTCGTTTAAGCCTAGCCTTAAGTCTTGGACAGCAAGCGCAGATGTCTATATTGATGAGACTGACACAACTGGTCAGGGCGCATTGACTGTAGGCGCAGAGGTTACGCTGAACGTCTACTACGAAGGTGAGACTTCTGGCGACTCTTACAAGACAGGAACAGCGATTGTGACTGCTAACAGCCTCAACGCGACTACTGACGGTATGCTAGAAGGCTCTATCAGCCTCCAAGGTACTGGCGCACTCACTTCTTCTACGGTAGCTTAATATGAGCGTATTGGATAAGGCTAAAAAGCATTACACCAATATCATCAATCAAGCTCCTATCAAAGTCGAAGTTCCTGAGTGGGATACTACGCTATACGCAAAGCCTTCATTATCTCTCGCTAAGTTAGGGGAGATAATGGAGCTGTCAAATGACGGCAAGAGCGCGGAAGCGATGGTAATGACCATCATCTATCGATTGATTGATGAAGAGGGGAACCCTGTTTTCCGTAAGGCAGAGAAAGCAGAGTTGATGCGTCAGGTAGACCCAGACGTACTCTCTCGGATCATTACTACCATTAGTGAAGGTACAATGACTGATGAGGAAGTAACAAAAAACTAACGAACGACAATGATCTTTACTTCTGCTATATGCTGGCAGAAGTTCTGCATAAGACAGTCGCAGAAATTATGCAGATGACCGTTGTCGAGTACCAAGGTTGGCGCACATACTTCGAGATAAAAAATGGCAACAGAAAACGTTAAAATAGTTATCTCGGCGTTAGATCGAACCACTAGAGCATTTAAGTCTGTTAGGTCTGGTCTTAGCAGCATTAGTTCGGCTAGTGTTCAAATGGCGAAAGGAGTTGCAACTGCTACGGCGGCTGCGACTGCCGCTGTTGGCGCAATGGGGTACGCTCTCTCTAAGCAAGTCCAAAAGGTAGATGACCTAGCGAAAACTGCGAACAAGCTAGGTACTACCGTCTCTACTCTCCAAGAATTGCAATACGCTGCTGACATTAGTGGCGTTTCCGCTAATACCCTCAACATGGCTATGCAGAGGCTCACTAGACGAGTCTCTGAGGCTTCTATGGGTTTTGGTGAGGCCAAAGGCGCTCTTAAAGAACTCGGTATTAACGCAGCTCAGTTAAATAAGCTCCCTCTTGATAAGAAGATGGAAGTCTTGGCTGATGCGTTTGATGGCGTGGCTACTGATGGAGACCGGGTTAGATTAGCGATGAAGCTATTTGACTCTGAGGGTGTTGCGTTAGTGAATACTCTAAACCTTGGGTCTGATGGATTGCGAGAGATGGCTGCTGAGGCGCAGAGCTTGGGTCTTTCTATAAGCCAAGTTGATGCTCAGCGTTTTGAGAAGATGCAGGATGACATAACTCGCATGAAGACTGCTGCGGGAGCTGCTGCGACTACCTTCACTACAGAGCTTTTGCCTGTTATAGAAGGTATCTTTACCGGATTTGCTGACGCAGGATATGGCGCTAACAACTTCCAAAGCGCGGCGATCAATGCGGCTCATAAGGTTATTAAGGTCTACGGATTCTTCTTAGATACGCTACACAATCTTGAAATCGCTTATACGGTATTAAAAGCAGTAGCTCTGACGGCATCTGATGTGATTATTAAGACGCTGAACTCTGCTATGCAGGGGTTTATCTCCACATACAATACGATAGCTGAATTCCTTAATATGCCTACCATTAATAATCCAATGGCTGAGTTTGCTAAGGATGTAAGGGTAGCTGCTGCTGAGGCTCGCATCGCGTTGCGTGAATTGCGTGATGAGCCAATGCCGTCTGACAAGATTAAAGAATATTTAGATAATTACGAAACCGCTGGAAATCGTATTATTGATATTAATGGTAGCATCGGTGAAAGTGTCAAAAAACTGACATTCTTCGAGAAGATGCGAGCCTTTGGTCAGGAGCAGCAGAACAAACTTGCTCAGTCTCAGGCACTTGAAATCACTAATGCGTTTGCCAAGCAGACAGCAGATATCGCAGCGCATTCA